GATGTTTACATAATGCTCTTCAAAAAGTCCCTTCATTCCTTGGAGGAATGACTCGGACATGTCTGCCTTAAGACCAGCCTCAATGGCGAGTTGGTTCTCAGACATCCATTCATCAGCGACATACTCAAGGTAACCATCAACTCTATCGGTCAATGCTTCCTTGATTGTTGCAACTTCTTCAGTGAGTTGCGACTCATATTGTGCTTTCAGTTCTTCTTGAACTTCAGCAACTTTTGCTTTGATAGCAGTTTCAAAAATGGTACGTGCTTTCTCTTGGAATTCCTCAGAGAGGTCTTCGCCGGAGAGCAGAGCAGATACGTCTTGCTCCAGATCGTACTCAGCAACTTCTTCTTGCTCGGCAACAACTTCACCTTCGGTTTCGGTTGTTTCCTCTTCAACAGTTTCTTCAACTGTCTCTTCGATAGTTGCTTCGGTTTCGGTTACTTCGTCTTCAGCGATTGTGTCGCCTTCAACTTCAACTTCTTCCTCTTTCATACCCTTAGGAGCTGGATCAGCCTTACCTGCCTTGCTGTTGGCAACGTCCTTAACCTGCTTGAGGGTAGAACCGGGTGTGTTGAGTTTTGCCGAGTTATCGTCGGGCTTATAATTTTCTGGAGTAGGACCGCCGAGATCTTCATATGAAGCACCAGCCATCTTTTGCATGGGATCAGCTTTCCCAGCTCCTTTGGTTACTACGTTTTCCATTTCTTGTAAATTGCTACCAACGGACATTTGTGTTTATAGATTTGTATTAATCTATATTTATTTATAAATTAAAGATTTAATAGGAACTCGTTGAATAAATTCAACTTATGCTCCTCAAGTCTTCTTTGATCAACAAGAGTGTTAATTCTCTTTTGTGTTTTTTCAGCGAGTTGTTCGCGAAGTTTACCTCCTTCCCATACCCACTCTTTACCTTCCATGATTCCATTGACGAAAGCGTCAGGAGCAGAAGGATCGGCAACGATATCAGCAGCAGTTGCTAACTGGAAATCTTCGCCAACGACTCTTACGCCGTTTCTATCTTCTCTCAGTGAACCAACACCGCGAGAAGAAACACCGAGCATTACACCTTCACCTAAAAGTGATGATGCAATCTTACCCATTGGTGTTGAAAGAATCTGTGCTTTACCTTTAAAGTTTGATCCTTCCTGAACCAATGAAGTAATCTTGTGTGAAACGCGGTCAAGATTGACGGTAGGACCATCAGGGTGACCGAGCTCACCAAGAGCACGTCCTTTCTTCACAAAAGATTCATTATAACGACCGACCTCTTTGGCAAGAGTCTCCATGGGATACATTCTGCCGTTACGGTTTTTGATATCACCTTGCAGGAATACACCTTCGATGTATAACTTCTTGTTGGCACCTTTGCCTTCAGTGATAATCTCTACCTTAGTGATTTCTTCTGTAATTAGTTTCATTTTTATAGTCCTGAACCTGCGTCTACTTGTGTTGCTAAAAGAGCAGCATCGCCACGTAATCCTTGGCCAAGCGTTAAGTGAATTACAACTCCACTTGCTGCTGGAACAACTAATGTTCCCAAATTGGCATCATCGTCAGCATTACGGAGAGTTACTGTTTTATGTGTAGTAGCATCAGAATTTGCTACCCAAACAGCACTAGCCGATGTATGTTGTGTTGTGCCGGACAGTGCGGCAGATGTTCCTTTAATTTTCATTGTCTGAATCTTCTTCTGGTTCTGTTTCAATCTCCTCTTCAGGTTCATCAACCTGATCTGGTGCATCAAACATTGACTGTGCTACTGTAGGACGAATTGCTTCGACCCTTTCACCTGCTTTTGCATACATTATTTCTTTGATCTTATCGCTGATTTCTGCAGCAGAAGCATCAGTAGCAATCAAATCGATTACGTTATCCATAAAAACTTAATATAGTGATATTTGATTATTTATATCTCAGCGACCTTGGCGTCTGCTTCTAGGTCTGGTTCGGTGACTGGAGCACCTAAATCTCCACCCCCCGTATCTAGTGGTTCACCCGTGATTGGGTCCACAGCAGCAGGGTCTGGAATGATACCATCCTTGATTTCTTGTTCGATTTGTTCATCGATTTCAATCATTTCAGCATCAGTCTGTCTCAGAACTTTTCTACGAACATACTCATTGGAGTAATACTTACCAATGAAGGGTTCAATAGTTGCAAGAATATTCAGACGCTCTGTAAGCATTTCAGATTCTTTCAGTTCAGCAAACTGATTATCATACAGGAAGTCATACTGAATATGATCGCTCAGTTTCTCCCAGTCTTCTGGTGATACAATGTTCTTCAGAATCAGTTGAGTCTTCAACATATCGTTGAACATCTGAGCAAATCTCTTTCTCAGACGACCAACAAACTTGGAGAACTTCAGTTCATCACGCAGAATCTCAGAAGAACGACCAAGATTGAAACCACCATCACTGGCGATTCTAGACTCGGGTACGTTTAGTGCTCTGTACAGTTTCTTTTGGAAGTATTCAATATCAGCAAGTTCACCCAGATTCTGACCACCAGGCAGTGTGGTGATTTCAGTACCACGTCCACCCTCTCTTCTAGGTAACCAGAAGTCTTCCATCATGGACATAAACTTACGGTCATCACGGACTTCACCAGTCTGTGCGTTATAAACAAGTTTGTTTCTATAACGAGACATAACTTCTTTCAGGTATTGCTCTGCTTTTACCTTAGGAAGATTACCAACATCAATGTAGAAGATTCTTCTTTCAGGTGCACGCGACAATCTGTAGATAACCAGACTATCTTCAATCATGCGAAGTTGATTGAGTGCCTTGATTGCCTTATGTAGATATGAAAGAACAGAACCCTTATTTCTATCAACCAGACCAGAACTGCAGTATACTATAGAGTCTTTTGCAATTTTAATTGCAGTTTGAGCTGCTCTGTTTCCAGATAGAGTTTGTGTAGGATACTTTGCTCCAGGAGTATACATGAAGAACTCTTCAATCTCTGGTGATACAATTTTTGCATCATTAGCACCATTTTTCAAATTTACATAGTTAACATCATTTTGTTTATTCTTTTTCTCTTGACGCACAAACCTCATTTTTAGAGGATCGATATATCTCAATTCTTTAATACCCTCCTCGGGTTTTTTCACATCAATAACTTTCAGGTAGTATAATCTACCATCGATATACCAGTTTCTAAAGATTTCGTGTGATTTTCTGTCGAAATCTAAAATTTCTTTAATATACTTAAACTCATTTCTAATTGCTTTCTTCAGCTTGTCGCTAGCATTTACATTAGAGAGTTCAATTTCAATGGGCGAATCGTACAGGTCGCTGACGATTGCTTCATTAACTACGTCTTCGATAGCACCATCGCATTCTGGATGGATTGCCATCTCTCTATATCTTCTTATGAGATCGTTCTCATTGCGATATACACCTTCAATATCTACGTATTGACCATAAAATCCACTAGCAATATAGTTGTCAACCCCGTCCTCATTATTAGGGGGAACGGGGGAGACAATGCTAGTGGATTTCTTTTCTGTATCCTCAATTGAAAAACCAAATAGTCTGGCCATATTATAAAACGGGTTGTCTTTATTTTATTATTTAGTTGATGTCTTCACCACCCGCTGCGGGAGAAGTTCCCTTAGAAGCTTCCCACCAATGGACTTGAAGTTCTACAGTGAACTCTTCAATGGTATCTGTGGTCTCATAGTTCAGATCGATTGTAGATATATTCGTTGGGAATGTATCATAGAATCTGTAAGATCTGAGAATACCACCATCTCTGTCTAACTGATAGACATAAGCATCTGCCTGATAGTCATCTGGATTAACGAGTCCAGTTGCATCATTCATGCTGTTGATAGTATTCATCCACTTCTCGAAAGCAGATCTGATTGAGAAATCACTGTCGTTAAGAACGGTGATTGTCCAAGTCTCGAAAGTTCTGTCTCCAGCAACTTTCAGAATACGACCTCTGAATGGGACTTCAATAGGAGCAATTGTTGATGCTGGCAGAGCAGCTGCCTTGACAAGAAATCTTGCTTTTGACAAGACATCGTTCTCAACGGCAACTGCATCTGGGAAAGCAAGTTGAACCTCAAATAGATTGGGTCTTGCACCACCACCCGCTAGTTTGCTCTTGAAATCGGTGATCTTCCTTAAAGGAATAGAATTTTGTTGATTACGGCTAGGCATTGTTCTTTAAACCTCTAAATTAAACGTTACCGATTACTTCTTCAAATGAAACACCAGTTCTGGTGGCAACAAACGTAAGACCAATGAAGTTGATTGACCTTGCGGGTTTGATGAAGATATCTGCCACAAACTCGTTATTATCTATAACGGCGGCAGTGTTATTTGTCTCATCACAAATAACTACGTAGTCTGTGATACCACGCTTTGCTTGAACATCGCGTAAGAAGGGTTCGACGATATTTACAAAGTTAGTTCTTGTAATCTCATCGTTAAACTCAAAGAGTTGATCCTTGGCAGCAGCGCTAATTGCGTTCTCCAGGAAGATGAACAAACGACGAACGTTAATTCTATCAAAGGCAGAAGACTTACCGAAAGCAGTCTTATCACCAAAGAGAACAATACCAGCACCA